ATTGTATCGCTCTGGCCTATCGCCGCTGGAGTATTCATTCTGATCTTAACCATAGGCAAGATTCTGAACCGCCTGGATGTTCTCGAATCAAAAATGATTGAGGCATGGAAAGCAATCAATGAGCTGCTACGAAAATGATTGACAAGCTCATAGGCCCGGTCACTGGTTTGCTCGATAAGTTCATCGAAGACAAAGACCAGAAGGCTAAGCTGGCTCACGATCTAGCGACGATGGCTGAACGTCATGCGCAAGAATTGGCAAAGGGACAACTCGAAGTTAATAAGGCAGAGGCTCAAAACCCTAATTGGTTTGTAAGCTCCTGGCGACCGGCGTGCGGTTGGGTTTGCGTTCTAGGGATGGCCGGTAATTTCATGGTGATTCCGTTTACAAATTTCTTGATGGCCTTGCTAGAGATTAACGTCGAAATCCCATTGATTGATACGTCTACAATGATGCCGGTGCTAATGGGTATGTTGGGCCTCGGAGGGCTGAGGACATACGAAAAGCAGAAAGGAGTGCATAGACAGTGAGCTTTAAGTATTTCAAGCTGGAAGAGTTCGCGTGCCAGGAGACGGGTGAGAATGAAATCAAGCCAGAATTTATCGAGAGGCTGGACGTACTTCGTGATGCGTGCGGTTTTAGTTTTGTTATTACGAGCGGCTATCGGTCTCCTCGTCATAGCCTCGAATCTAAAAAGCCAAATGGACCAGGGCAACACGCCCAGGGGATTGCGGCTGATATTGCTGTTAATGGCGGTAATCAGCGGTATATTATTATGTCTAATGCTGTCAAGCTCGGATTCACTGGTATCGGCATTGCAAAGGGATTTGTCCATGTAGATATCAGAGACACAGCCCCAATGACATGGTGTTACTGATGGCTAGAAAGTTTCCCAAAGTTCCCAAGGATAAGAGCGGATTACCACGCAAGTATGTGGCGGGATCAAAAGATCCGGCTGCGACCAGGCGCGAGATCATGCGTACCAGGGCGAAGTATAAGATGGGTTTACTCACCAAGGCAGACATGGACCGGATCAGCAAAGAGAGATCGAAGCGATGAAGTTACCAGCCAACTATGTGAAGGCAGTCGGTGGTCAGAAGAATGCCGAAAGGATATACAAGCGTGGCCTGGGCGCTTATTATTCGAGTGGCAGTAGGCCAAAAGTTTCAGCCCATCAGTGGGCAATGGGCCGCTTGAAGTCGGCAGCAACCGGCAAAGGCGGCGCTCGTAAAGCAGACGCAGATATACTCAGGAGTAAATGATGCCATACGGTAAAGGGACTTACGGATCAAAGGTTGGCAGACCATCTAAGCAAATGATGATGAGTCCTCGCTTGCGAGAGCTGGCAAAGAAACGAATGATGCGGAGATCACCGGCCAAGCGCCCACCCCTGGAGCCATGATATGCCGACGATCAAGGTTGAGGATTTAGAGCCTGGTCAAGTCGTTGTCTGTGCGGTCTTTCAGCCTCACGAGGAATACGAGGACGAGCCAGATGATGGTGATGAAGAGGATATCCCCGAGGAAGAGCCTAAGATTTTGAGCCTTGTTGCAACAGGTTAGTTCGCTCTTCGGGTTGCTCGTTCTTGCCAATCTCTCGCTCAATCAAGATATCGATATAGTGTCGGGCCTTGCGCAAGTCCTCGATATTCGGGCCATGCTTTGATTTCGTTTTCCACCTGGATATGTACTTGATTACTGCGTGCTCGCAGATCCCCAGGTTGTTTGCCAGGGCATACTCCAGAGGTTGGATCATCATTGTCTTATAGTGATTGCCACCATATTGCTCGTCAAATGCACTCATACCAGCGCCTCCGCTGTTACTCTAAGCCTAGTTTCTTCTCCATGATCTTTGTGCAAGACCACGCAGGTCATTGATCTATCGGCGTTATACCCCGATTCATTATGCCACGCATCGCCGGGCGGGAGCGTGTTCCAGCTCTCCAGCGTCATGCCGCCCAGCTCTTTCGCTGATTGCTTATGATGGATATGGCCCATCCACGCGTAAACGTGATTAGCTTCACCCCATTCTTTTCTCAAGTTACGAGTGATCGCTTGATACAGCCTGGTGCTGTTGATCTTGTCGCCATGATGCGTCACGACCAGGTTCTTGCCGAATTGAAACCATACAAATTTGTTGAAGTTATCGAGCACGCGAACCCGCTTGTCCTTCTCGAAATACATCTGAATCGCGGTGTTCAAAAATAAAGCGGCGTCTGGATCATGGTTGCCCCTGGCATTGATGACCCACACATACTTGTGCTTTTCCAGCATCCGCAGAATGATGCGTTTGATCAGGTGCGTGCCCGCCCGGATAGTCCGACCCCAGCGACCATCGCTGTCGAGCAAGTGCTTACTCGCGGCGGTGGTGCTCGTTGAGTCTTGGATGTGAAAGAAGTCGCCCAGGTTGATGAGCGTGCCAATGCTCGATGGCGGGGATGATGCGACCAGGCGGTCAACTGCATTAGCAAGAATCTCCTCGCTTTTGTCAACGTCCCAATCCTCGCCCGCTTCTTCCCCCCAGGCGTACATGCCGATGTGGTGATCGCCGACCAGGTAACAGCTCATCAGATCATCGTTGGTTTTGACAGGCTTAGGCAGCGGCTTATGAATACCTTTTAGCTCGTCTCTGAGCCCTTCGGTTAGCTGCGCGATCATCTCCTCCAGGGCGACCTTCTCTGGTTCCTGAATATGCCATTGCAGGGCGATGGTTCCGTCTTCTTTGTAGGCTGTACTCACCCGCTTGGTGGTAAATCCAGGTGCAGTGGGATGGGTTAGATCATCGTTCGGGGAATAGCCTCGGCCAGCGGCTCGCTTTTGAATTGCCCTGATAGCTTTGTGAATGTTTGAATGATCGCCCCCGATCTCCTCTCCTATCTCTCTGAGCGTCAATCCCTTAACGGATAGCTCAACAATTTGTCTCTGGCGCTCTGTTAGACAGAACTCCAAATGCCTCAGCGTAAGGTCCATCCATGATATCCCGCTGGAAAAGACTTATTTTACTAATCCGATATTGTTTTTAAACCCCCTACCTTTCCGAGTTATCAATCCCTTACGCTCGAGAGCTGAAACGTGTTGTGAGACTGTCGTCCTAAACAGTTGGAACTCCTCGCATATTTTCTTCTGTTCCGGTGGCACGCCATGCCGGGCGATATGCCCGGCGATATAATCGTAGATCCGTCGTTGAATCGGCGTTGGTTGTTTCACGCTCCCTCCCACTTACTGATCAATGTGTTCAAGACACTGACCACGCGCACTCGGTCGGTCGCCTGGAGCTTCTTGACGGTCGCGTTATTGCGGTCTCGAATCTGGTACAGCATCGCGACTGCCTCGGCGGGGTCGGTCTTCTCCTTGTCCATCTTCTTACCGTAGACCTGGATCATGGTTTCGTAAGCATCGACAAAGATGGTATTACCATCAGCCTCCTTGTACGCCTCGCCATCGTGCCGGTATACCACCCATTCAGGGCGGCTCGGGCTTGCCTCTCGGACTGGCTCGGGCACTGGTTCCGGCTCAACGTCGATTACTTCAGGCTCCGCGTCCATCTTCTGATACTCTTCGTAATCATCGGCTGGTGGTGGCGGCAGGTTATCGAGCGGGTTAGCTGCTGGCGGCGGCGTAACATCACGCGGTTGCGACTTGTCGGCTGGATAGTCCTGGGCTTCCTCGGCTGTGATCACCCCTTTGAGCGCATCGGGGAACGCATCCCGTAAGGCAAAGCCTCGCGCTCGCATTGCCAGCATTCGGTCGGCGTACTGGGTCCACGGTCCCTGGCGGCCCCACAGCTTCGCTCGCTTGGCATCGGTAACGCTGAAGGTGCGCTCGGTCTCCTCGATCTCCTCGGCATATCGGCGCTTGACCAGGCAGTGAGCCACGCGGTCGTCGCCTTCGCCGTCGATCCATTCCTTGACGCCAGCACAGCGCGGATCATTCTTGACCAGGGCCAGCGCAGCATCACCGTAGACGCTCGGCTTGCCGTTGATGACGGCGATGTTTTGCAGCGCCTGGAGCGGCTGGAGGCCCAGCTCATAACCCCATTGGATGGCGACCAGGACATCCTGGGGCTTCCCCTTGTAGGCGCCTGGGACCATACCGGACTGGCTGATCATCTTGCTGAACTCCATTGCCTCGGTCATGTTCTGCGGTGCGAGTGATGGTAACTTGCTCATTAATGTTGCTCCTCTTTGATTGAGATGGTTTTCTGGCGAGCACTGCTCTCAGACTTCGCCGGGTGTAACTCGTAGGTACAGTTCGGACAGCATACGGCTGGCTTTGCTTTTGAATGACGGACGGGCCAGCGCACTTTGTACGTGGTCCCGAGGTCGGGATGATAGACTTCACCCTTGGTGCTGTTCGCCAGGTATCGCATGATCTCCAGCTCGGCGGCCATCTTGTCCCTGGTGTATTCATCGATCACACGCTTGGCAGTCAGGTAGCTGTCGATTGCCGGTATCACGCCATCCGGTAAGCAGATGGTGTCATCCTCGGCGGGCTCACTGAATGCAATGGCGGCTTCCTCGGCGCTCTTAGGCTCGGGGAATGTGCCCGCGCTAATGTGCCGCTCGAACTCGTGTACCGCGTTAGTGATAGCCGCATGCGTAACATTATGCGGTGGGAAGACGTGAACGACCAGTTTGCGGGCGCCGTAACAAGTAATCAGCACGCCGAAATTGGCGTCATGACACATCATGCCAGCCTGTAGCTGGATCGGCCCTCGATACAGCGGCGGGTCATCGGCTCGCTCGAATACGGTCGTGAACTTGGCCTCGAGCACACCGCGACCGAACAACTCAATCTCGCCGCTGTCGGTCATCACATTGATACCTTGCTCGGGCTGATGTCTGATCGTCATCGGTATTGGAAGTTTGATCAGGCCATCGTCGGAATACCACAGATCCATCGCCGGATGTTTCTTCGCTTTTTTGCCGTGTTCGTATTGGTAGATCCTGCTAGGATCCAGCCCGATCATGCGTGCGCCACGCTCGAG